TATGGCGTCTACCACATTCCCGACCATGGACAAGAATCCATCTATCAGGCCCTGGATGATATTGGCTCCAATGTCAAACAGCATTTGTGGCAACTGGGCAAACCCATCCAAAATAGCTTTAACTACATCAGGAAGCGCAAGCACAATGCTTGGAATCGCACTTATGATGCCGTAAACTAGAGCAGTAAGAATTTTGACGCCGGTTCCAATTATTTCAGGAAGATTCTCTACGATAAAATCGATAATGGATGTAAGTATCTGCGGGAGATTTTCCATCAAAATTGGAATTGCGGAAACAATCCCATCTATCAGACTTATAAGAATGTCGGCCCCTGTATCTAAAATAGAGGGAAGATTTTCAGTAATGTATCCAGAAATTGACGATATGATTTCCGGCAGCTTTTCGACAAGGGCCGGAATGCCCTTTTGAATCCCATCCGCAATGTATTGCAGTAATTCTAGTCCCGCATCTAATAGGGACGGGGCCAGCTCTACTAAAGCATTAAATATCTCTCCCACCACTTGGACCATTCCGTCCAAAAGTGTAGGAAGATTATCAATAATACCCTGTAAAATAGCCTGGAGGACATCCACACCAAAGGATAGAAACTCCGGGAGCTTTTCCACAAGAGCCGTGACCATCTCGCCGATGGCCTGAGAAAGCGCTTCATCCGCTCCCTCTACTCCGTTTACAAGATCATTGAATGCTGTGACAACGCTGGAGATGGATGGAAGAAACTCAGACAGAAGATTATTTTTTACACGGGATACAGTCTCTCCCAGTTGGGCCAGGGTATCATCAAGCAGTATCTGGTTTTCCCTGGCTTGAATCAGCGCCTCATTGTTCCGGTAGAACGCTTCGCTCGCTTCGTCATAGGTAGCGGCCAGGGTGTCCATGATCAGCTGGTTACGTTCGCTTTCTGAAGTGCATTCGGCCAGCTTTTCGTTAAACTCATCCTCAGAGATACCGGCCCAGTTCAAGGCGTCAGCCAAGTTTCCCGTGACCTGCCCGACCTTCGCCGTCTCGTTGGCGCTCTCGATCAGCCCCTCAATGGGGAGAGAATCACCGAAGGTGCCGAACACGCCAGCGGCGATATCGGTCCATGTGGATACATCCTCTTCATTCTCCGCCAGCTTTGCCAAAAGCTGGGAAGCTTCGGTGGCTGTGTCTGTATCCCCCAGAATCTTATAAAAGTCACTGTACGCCTTGGAGGCTGTTTCAGGTCCATATCCCGCCGCCTCAAAGGCGGTATTCAATTTACCTTGGGCGACTCGGTATTCTTCGGTAGCAGATTCCAGGGCTAGGAGTCCGGTCACTGCGCCAGTTGCGGCGGTAGCTACTCCTCCAATGGCCGCTACAGTTCCTTTCAGCGCCGTCTTGGCAACGCCACCCAACTTGGATAAGCCAGACTTAAAACCGCTTTCGTCGATATCTGTTCCGATTTTTACAGTGCCATCGTTCTCCAATCATGCCACCTCCTGTGGCTATGGCACTACGGCACTTTCAGCTCAAATATTTTTTTGCAGATCTTGCACTTCAACCATAGGTCATTTGCTCGTGCTTTCGGACCCAGCATCACCCGACTGTCCACTACTCCGCAGTACGGACAAATGGGCTTGCGCTTCTTCGTATCTTCGTTTGACATAATCTTTCATGTCCTGTTCTGTCTTATAGCCTGTGTTTCCAGTCCCAAGAGAGTAGCGTGATTTCATTTCCCGGTAGAACTGTTTTTGCTGCTTTGGGACATCCTTCAAATCTACTGTTCGGTAGGCCATGATCCGGCAGATCTCACAGTCTTGGGGAAGAGATTTGAACAGTGCTTTGAACCGCCACCAATGCAATTTTGCTGTGCTTAAATCTATCCCATAGCACTCCCAAAAAGCGGAGAAAATAAACTCGCTGTCCTGCTCAAAGTCAAATGCCTGTGGACGATTTTTCCCCTGTCCCGCTTTCTCTTGTGAAGCAGCAGAATAAAATTCCAGCATGGCCTCCAGTGTATTATTGGAGGGCGGAAGGCCCAGAGAAGTCATGAACTCACAGAGCCGTTCCGCTTTCTTGTTGTCTGTATCCTTCGCCAAAAGAAGTCCCTGAAACTCAATCCAGCGGCGGAAATCCGTATCTATGGGGTATCGTACCTCATCAACTTCAATCTCCTTTGGCGGCTCCCAATACAGGCTCATTTTTTCAGATTCTGTAGGGTGAGCAGCTTCTGTACCTCCGGTCGGTTCAGTGCTTCCCTGGCTTCCGCCAGCTTCGCTTCCATTCTTGCTTTCCGTGCGGGTGCGTCATAAGCCGCAATAATGTCCTCACACGCCTTCATCAATTCGTTTGTATCTACCTCTTCCACTCCGGGCAAAGAGCCGGGAGCAAGATCCAAAACGAACATATGGAGCCGCTGGACAGCCTCCCGGCGGGTGATCTCACCACTACGGTACTCCTGATCGATTTTTGCCACAGATTCGATCTTATCATCCACGGACAATGTTCTAGCGGGTAACTCATAGGTCTTTCCTTGGATGGTAACTTTGTAATTCATGTTGTTCTCTCCTTAGACAGCAGAATATGTGTACTCTGTGGGGGCAGTTCCAACGCTCCGCAGGTCTACGGAAATAGCGGAGTTTTCGCCAGCATTTCCGCCGCCATCAGAATTGACGATGATGGAAACGGTGCCCTTCTCTCCCTTACCAGTCAGCAGGGAGAAATAGACATAGGGCACAACGACCTTCTGACCCACGCCGTGGGCGATATCCAGGCCAAAGCAGTAGTCCTGGAAAGCGTCGCCAATGTAGCGGTCGCCGGTGATGGCAAAGGTGCGCTGTGTGCCAGTCTTGGAGGTGGACAGTCCCGTTCGGATATACTGTTTGTCCTGGGTAACGGGGTTCATCTGTGGGTCCAAGCCAGCAATGCCCATCTGCACAACGGTATAGTCCTTCTCCGTGGTGGCCTCCTCTCCAATCCCGACTGCCAATACCCAATCATCGTTGGTAGCAAAGCCAGCAAATTCATCATTCGGAGTATATCCGGCCATTAATTCAGATACTTTCATGCTTTCACTCCTTCTGTATAATACCTAACCCTGACCTGGAACATATAGCGGGCGACGGTGCCCGCCTCATTCACCCCGGCCAGATTCGGCATATTTTGTAGATTTTCAATACTTAGCACCTTACATCCCTGGAATTTAGGGAAGTTTCGTGATCTGTTCTGCTCATCGATCCAGTCCATAAAGTCCTGAACAATCTGCGCCTGCTCTGCGTTGACATCGCTTGTGCCTTGGTCCTGGGGCAGCATCTGCACAACGGCGAACTCATAGACCTTGATCCCCACGTCCCGAATGAACCGCTTCTCCCACACGTCGCTGTACACCGTTTCAACGCTGACACGCCCCGCCTTATCTGTGGCGCTGTTGAAATAGAGGAAGGACTTCACGGCGGGGCACTGCTCCAGAAATTCGAGAATTTCTTTATTTTTGTTCGCCATAAAATCACTTCCTCTTGATGTACTGTTCGATATCCTCCGCTAGTCTGTCGCCTTTAGCTTTCATGGCAGCCCGTTCCCAGTGGGAGGTCGTCCCTGGTGTATGGTATTCTAACGGCTTGCCAGATGGATATTTTGATTCGTTTTTCTTTGCGTAGCTGCTTCCGTTTTCGGCCAGGTACAGTTCCCCCTCCCATTGATAGTGAGCATAGGGAGATTTGTAATGTACGAAATCTTTTGTGACATCTATGTTTACATTGAGTTGCCCTCCACTTCCACCTGGAACATATTGTGAGCAATAGGCGTGGAGTCGTGTATTGGCATATTTCCTGACATCATCCGAAAAAATGCGCTTGAAGGTTTTATTCGGATTGAAAATCTCAACACTGATATTCATACGCCCTCCAGGTGGATGTGTCCCAATGGAAGCCTTGTGTTGTCCCGGACGGAACGGACGGTCATGAACTCGTATCGTCCCGCCACCGCCCGCACATTGTCCGGGGTCACATTTTCCTCTACCTTCCCATGTACCA